CCGTGACTATGCCAGGGCTTAACCCAGGGAGCCACGCCTGATTCTAATTGCTTAATGATACTGTCTGTTATTGTTTGCGCTATGGTACTCATATTGATAATCCTTTTTAAAGTTGATAACGTTTACTGCAAAACCAGGATACATAATTAAATTTAATATGTCAAGTATTATTTTACAATTATAGGCAAATAAGTAAACGGCCTACTCCCTGGACCCCTACCCGTACCCCACCCCCCAAAAATTTTGAAAGGAATTATTTTTTATCTTCTACACTTAGACTTACACGAACGATGTAATAAAAACTGAAATACCCCGGCATCAAATAAAAAGGGATATCAAAAAAATATTTTGCAAAAAAATTTGAAATATCAAGGACTTAGATATAAAAAGTGCATGAAATTTAAATAATTAAATGCAAAAAAGTGATATATCGTCTATTTAAATGGTTAATACAGGAGGTTTTAAGGTTTATTGACTATTATAATGTGTAATATATTACACAAAGTTTTCACTCAAAAACACAAAGTCCTAACAATGAATGAAAACTAAATTGCTTTAGGATCAAAGTTGTATAACTCGGAGTAAACGTCTTTAATACGCATGAATTTAGCCCCGTGCTGATCGAAGTCATCATCACCTCGAACGTAGAGAGCTAAGTGAACCATTTCATGAAGAAGAGTTTGGAAGATAGTAATGAAGTGACCACACGAGCCAGAACTTATTTCAATAGCCATGTCTACTTCGTCAAAGCAACCATAGATAGTAGGGTTCTTAATAACACGGAACTTAACTTTGTCTGATTTAGGCATAGGAAGGGCGTTAAAAGGTGCCATTTGGCACGCCATGTTGTACAGAATTTCTAAGTTCTTTTTAGTTAACGTGGTTTTCATTTAGATATTCTACCTTGTTTTCATATAAACTATGTTACAATCGTAAGTAAAGCTGCAAAATTCTACCCAAAGGTGTATCAGCGACACATGACAGACGGAAATACTCAAGAAAATCAACAAGATAAGCCCAGTAACGAGGTTGTTATTGTGCCTTTTATCGAGGAAAACATCCCCATACCTAGAAATGCTAGGGAAGCCCTACCAAGTATGACCTCGGAGGACGAAGTTATGCTCAGGGCGCAAACTATTAAAGAAGTAAGTGACATTATGGGTGAAGAAATTGCGCCAAACGCAGAAAATGTTAAAGAAGCAGAGGATTTAGCGCGCAAAATGGTAGAAAACCCAGGCATGAAACACGAATACGGCATATATGCGAATGAAACCGTGGCTTACTTAGGTGGTTTAGTGGGAACATACAACCACATGATCGTAAAAGACTTAGCAGATTTAAAGCTATTCGTGGTAAACAAGTTAGTAGAAATTGTGCATCACCAAGATAGTAATATAAAAGAACAAATTACAGCACTAAGATCTATTGGTGAAGTCGATGGCATAGATGCGTTTAAAAAGAAGACAGAAGTTACGCATAAAATGGAGACGATGGAAGAAGTTGAGAAAGAGCTACTTAATATGCTAAGTGAACTAAAACAAAAAGCGTTGATAAAACCTAAATCTGAAATTATAGATGCAGAAATTGTAGAAGATGCCAGAGACGAAACCAAAACTGACGAGTAAAGATATTGAGGAGTTGCAAGCCCTTTTTCCTGAAGCAGACGAGGCACAAAAGGTTAAGCTTCAAAAACTTCTTAAAATATATAAAACTAAGGTTGTCGAGAAATCGGGCAAAGAAACGTTTTTAGATTTTATACAACATGTATACCCAGGTTACATGATAGGAGCGCATCATCAGAAACTTGCTAACATATTTGAGGCAATTGCGAAAGGCGAAAAGAAACGAGTTATTGTTAATATTGCTCCGAGGCACGGGAAGAGTGAGCTTATTTCATATCTTGCTCCAGCCTGGTTTCTTGGTAAATACCCTCATAAGAAAGTTATTATGGCGTCGCATACGGCTGACCTTGCTGTTAATTTTGGTCGTCGGGTTAGAAACTTGGTGGGTAGTGACGCTTATAAAGATATCTTCCCACAAGTAGAACTACAAGCAGATAGTAAATCGGCATCACGATGGGGGACAAACTTTAATGGAGAATATTTTGCAATTGGTGTGGGTGGTGCCCTCGCTGGTCGCGGGGCTGATTTGTTTATCATTGATGACCCACACTCTGAGCAGGATGCTAAGCTTGGACGAGCTGATGTATTTAAGCCTGCTTGGGAGTGGTTTCAGTCTGGCCCTCTTCAACGTCTTATGCCTGGTGGTGCGATCATCGTAGTGATGACTCGGTGGTCTAAGTTAGACTTGACTGGTGAGATTATTAACCAGATGGTAAAGAATGAAGGCGTTGACGAATGGGAAGTAGTAGAGTTTCCGGCGATCATACATAATAAACAAGGTGAAGAAGAATCACTCTGGCCTGAATTTTGGCCGTTAAAAGAACTCTTAGCAAAGAAAGCGGCGTTAGATGTTCGGTACTGGAATGCGCAATACTTGCAAAACCCGGTGTCAGAAGAAGGTGCCTTAATTAAAAGGGAATGGTGGAAGATATGGGAAGAAGAAGATCCACCACAATGTGAATTTACGATTATGAGTTTAGATGCTGCCCAGGAGGCGAATAATAGAGCGGACTATAACGCGCTCACCACTTGGGGCGTCTTTTTTAACGAAGAAACCAATAACTATAATATAATACTATTAAATAGCATTAAGCAACGACTAGAGTTTCCTGAGCTTAAAGAACTTTGTATACAAGAGTACAAAGACTGGGAGCCAGATGCCTTCTTAGTAGAAAAGAAATCTAACGGAGCTGCACTTTATCAAGAGTTTAGACGGATGGGTATTCCCGTCGGTGAGTTTACACCAGGTAAAGGACAAGACAAAATAAGTCGAGTAAATGCAGTGTCAGATTTATTTAGAAGTGGTATAGTGTGGGCTCCCGACAGACGATGGGCACACGAGGTTATAGAAGAGTGCAACGACTTCCCAAGTGGTGCTAATGACGACTTGGTAGATAGTACTACTTTAGCATTAATGCGGTTTAGACAAGGTGGCTTTATTAGGTTACCTAGTGATGAGCCTGAAGATATACCAGGATTTAAAAGCGCAAGAAATAGGTTGTATGCAATATGATTAAAGTTAAGGATAATATACTTAACGAAGCACAACTAAGTGCCTGTAATCATTGGCTAGATAATGCAAGATGGTCTTTTGGTTGGCCGTCAAATGAAAATATACCATATGGGCATTGGAATATAGATGTATCTAGAACTCCACCCAATAATACGACGAATATATCAGAACGCTTACCAAATGAGTTTAAAGATGTATGGAAAATATTAAATAAAGAATTTTTTAAAGATAAAGCAACGTTAGTTAGATGTTATGCTAATCGACAAACTTTTGGTACAGAAGGATATATACACACTGATACTGAAAGAGAAGAAGACCAGACAATTATCATATACATGAATAAAGAGTGGTCAGCTAATTTAGGTGGAGAGACGACATTTTATTCGTTTGATATGTCAGAAATTATAGATGCAGTATTACCTAGATATGGACGTACAGTTATTTTTAATGGAAACATACCACATTGTGCAAGATCAGTAACTCGCATATGTGATAAGGCTAGAACAACATTAATGTTTAAAGCTACCATTGATCCTAAAGCAGTATATCCAGTGGAAGAAATATATATTGAGTTTTTAAAAAAGATAGGCGCAGATAAACTACCTCACAAAGTAGGTACTCTTGCAGATCATTTATTAAGAACATTTTATATATTAAAATCTAAAAGCGCAGTAGATGTAGTAGCTCTTGCTGGAGGATTACATTCAGTGTATAGCACGAATGCATATAAAACGGCATTACTTCCAAAAGAAGATACGCAAATAAAAGAGCTTTTTGGTGAAGAAGTAGATAGATTGGTAAGATTATTTGGATCAATCAATAGACCAGAAATACTAGAGAATCCGGATGGGTCTTTAAATGAAACTGATTTATTTTTATTACAATGTATAGAGTGTGCAAACTTATATGACCAGAACGAACTAGATCCACAGAAATACCCGCATTTATGTGAAGTAGCAAAAATGTTTTATAAAGGATAAATTATGGCAATAAATATGGATAAAAGTGTAAGCCAAGCCCCCCAAGGCATAGAAGAATTAGCGATGAGTCAACCAGACTTAAGCATTGAAATTGAAAACCCTGAAAGCGTAACGCTTGATGACGGTAGTATGGAAATTACTATTGTGCCGGGTAAAGAAGAAGATGATGAGTTTAATGATAACTTAGCAGAAGATATGGATGAAGGTCAGTTGACTGAGTTGTCAGGTGATTTAATTGGTGAATACGATGCCGACATAAATTCAAGAAAAGATTGGTTAACTACATATGTTGATGGCTTAGAATTACTAGGTCTTAAAGTAGAAGACAGAACAGAACCGTGGCCCGGCGCATGTAATGTATATCATCCCTTAATGACAGAAGCGCTGGTTAAGTTCCAAGCTGAAACTATGATGGAAACATTCCCCGCCGCAGGCCCAGTTAAAACAGTAATTATCGGCAAACAAACAAAAGAAAAAGAAGATGCTGCTGAACGTGTAAAAGATGATATGAACTATCAACTCACGGACATGATGCCTGAGTATAGACCTGAACATGAACGCATGCTATGGGGTCTTGGTTTATCAGGTAATGCATTTAAGAAAGTTTATTATGATCCAGCGTTAGAACGCCAAGTAGCGATGTATGTTCCAGCTGAAGATATTGTTGTTCCATATGGTGCATCTAATTTAGAAACAGCTGAGCGTGTTACTCATGTAATGCGTAAGACTAAGAATGAATTACATAGATTACAAGTTGCAGGTTTTTATCGTGATGTAGATTTAGGTGAA